TGAGCCCCATCTTGGCGGCGCGATACTTGGCTTCGGCCGCCTCATTCGCGCCCAGCAGGTCGCGGGTCTCGGTCAGCTTGGCGATGTACTTTTCCCACTCGGCAATCTGTGTGCGGGTCTGGGATTCGGAGCCACTCTGCGCCGAAGAAAGGGACGAGGTGCTGGCCGCGACCTTCGTATTCTGCCCGTCGATACGACCCAGGACGTCGTTCAGCTCCTTGCCGCGCTGCGCGCTTGATTCGTACTGGGCGGCAATCTTGGAAAGTGCCCGCTCTACCTCGGGCGAGATCTGCGCGGTCTGCTTGAGCCATTCGGTGACGCTGTCGAGATCGCGCGTGCCATTGCGCACCTCGTTGATCATCCCCCTGAACTGAGCAGCCAAGCCATCATCAAGGCCAAGCACTGACTGGGCATCAGCGTATTTCGCCAACGCTGCCGTGGCCTCCTCGATTTTTTCGGCGCGCTCGTCGAACCATTCAATCAGCTTGACCCGCTGCTGGGCTTTGCCGAGTTCGTTGAACTTCTGGATCAACTGGTCGACCGTCAGGCCCTGAGCATCAAGAGCCTTTGTCGCGTCGTCCGAATTGTCCTTCATCAGCACATAGCTGGCCGCAACGCTGCCAACAAGTACAGCCAAGCCAACAGGCCCACCCAAGGCGGACAGGATGCCCAGGTATGCCGATCGAAGCCCAGCTTGCGCTACGCCCACGGCAGCCGTTGCTCTGGCCTCGTTCATCCGAGCCTCAGCCAAGGCAATGGATGCGATGGTTTGAGCAGCGGTGCCTTTGGCCGCAGCAGCCTCCCTCTCGGCAAGCACGACTGCTGTCTGCGCCTTGATCCGATCGGCATTTGCGGCGTTCAGCGTGGCTTCTGCCTGTGAGATAGCCGCAACCCTAGCGGAAGCAGAGGCAATCGCTAGGCTGCCCAGCTTGGCGGCCAAGAGAGCAGCCCCAGCAGCTGCCACACCAGCCATGACTGCACCAATCGCCTCGACGGTCTTCGCAGCCTCCGAAGTGGTTCCGGTCAATGCGTCAATGGCGTCCGATGCAGCCACAAAATTGCTCGCAATCGCCTGGCTGGCGCCGCTTGCCTGGTCCAGTCTGCCGACCAGTTGAGTAAAGGAGTTGCCGAACACGGTCATGCTTTGACCGATGGTTACCGATATCTTGCTGAACAGCGAGTCAACGGCCTGCTCTTGACCCTGAAGGGCTTGCACCACCGCTTCGACAGTCAACAAGCCAGCAGCGCCCAAGGAGCGCAGTTCGCCGACTGTGTTCCCCATGCCGGCGGCGATTGCTTGCGCCAATGCCGGCGCTTGCTCCATGACCGAGTTCAGCTCCTCACCACGAAGCGTCCCGGACGCGAAGGCCTGACCGAGCTGGATCAGCGCGGCGTTGGCAGAGGCGGCGGAAGCTCCAGAGATCGCCAGCGTCTTGCTGATGGTGCCGACGATTCCCGCCACCCCTGCGCCAGTCAGCTTGAGTTCTTTCTGGTTCGTTGCAATGCGTTGGTAGAGCTCTGCTGTTGCCGTGAGTGGTTGGTAGGCAGATTGCGCCACAGCGAACACAGCAGACTGCGCGGCGACCAGCTCCTGAGAAGAGGTCGTAACCAGCTTCATGCGGTTGGTGAGTGAACTATAGGCTTCGGAAGCATCGTAGATCGCCGCGATACCACGGCTCAGGCCGAAAGCCGCCAGCAGAGGCGCGGCCAGGCTGCGAGCCGTCTCCGTCAGCGATCCCATCTGTCGATCAAGTGCCCCGACCTGGCCTACAGCATTCGCCGAGTTCCTTCCGGCAGTGGTGACAGCACCAGAAACGCCAACTAGAACCGGGTTGCTGCGACCGGCTGAGTCATTCAGCGCATCGATCGCCTTGCGCGCCGCATCGATCTTGGCCTGGGCCGTAGTCGCGCTTGATCCTGCTCCGTTGATGCTCTTGGAGGCCGCAGAGAGAGAGTTCCCGACCTTGTTGCCAGTAGCATCCAGAGAGGCCATAGCCCGTTGGACGTTGTTAATGCTGGTAGTCGCCAGGCGAGCACCCTGCGCACCTGTCAGGCCGGAGAAAACACCCGACAACGCCGGACCGGTGCGAATTCCAACCTCAGTGAGCGCTTCAAGCGCACGCCGGATCGCAATCACCTCCTGTTCAGCAGTGCGCCCATCGACCTCAAGCTCAAGACGTGATTTCAAGGCCATCTACTTTTCTCCGGGCATGAAAAAGCCCGCACAAGGCGGGCTTCGTGATTCTCAAATGATTAGATGACTTGCTTTCCGCATGAACTGCATTTCGCCTTTCCCGGAAGCACCTCAACCTGGCATGTTCCACAGACTCGGATGGTCTCTGGAGCTTCATGCGGATCGTCTTTGGCAGCATGCAGGGAGCCTTTTTCCGTACCTGGCAAGCTATCTGTCCAAGCGAGATCGCTTTTGCTTTTGGCGTCAGAGTTCGCTTTCCTGATAGCCGCACGCATGGGAGAACTGGACCCTGAAGCTGAACGACGCCTTAGCAGGACAATGGCAGTGACTAGGCCAACCAGCCCCGTGAATGCCACGATGTAGATCCCGTAGGTAGCTGCAATCCCAGCAGCAACAACCATCGTCCAGGGCGCCAGGATGAAGATGATGATGACCAGAAGGATGATGATTATCTGCATGGGCAACTCCCTGTTGATGCCGCAAATTTACCACGGCACCGATCAGCCATCATCCTCTTCGGCCAGGGCTAGCTCATCCAACGCAAATATCGCCTCATCAACCAGCCCGCGAGGGAGCGGCAGCGGGTGGGCGTCGAGCCAGTCCGAAACATCGCGCACGCTCAACCGCAGCGGCTGCACCGCGGTCGCCCCGACCAGATAGCGCCGCGACCTGCTGGCATTCCTGAACGTGTTCAGCAGGCATAGCGTGATGTGGTCGGCCTCTGGCTCCTCGGGCACCGCCAGGCGCAAATGCTGGTAGATTGCCGCACGCTTCTCAGTAGCCTGGCCCCACTCCTTCTCCCACTCGTAGCGGGCCGTTACTTTCCCAGGATCTCTTCGCGCTCAACCTTGTGGTCGGCAGCGATGGCGGCAGCGCGGTTGATGACGAACACGAAAAAGTCCGTGTCGCCCTGCAGCATCTCGTTGCCGACCTGCTCGCTGTAACCGATGGCCTTGCCGGACTCGTCTACCGCGCCCTTCCAGTCCTGAAGGATGAAGGTAGCCAGCAGCAGGCAGTGCTTTTCGTGCTCGGTCTTTTCGCCAGGCACTACGCCGACCTTACCTTCGCTGAAGTTCGCATCACTGCGGGCCAGCTGGCGGCGCATGCGCTCCAGTGCAACCTGATACTGCTGGTTGTCCAGCGGCATCAGCAGCACCTCGGTGTCTTTGTCGTACCGCTCCCAGCGCGCCTCGGCGTTCTTGGTGGTGTCGATCTTCTTCAGCTTGAGAGCCATGGGTAATCCTCACGCCACGCCATAAAAAAGGCCGCACCAGGTGGCGTTATCCTGGTGCAGCCGAAAGGTTGGTGTGGGTTACGCGGTGACCGTGATGGTCGAGCTCGCGGTCTTGGTCTTGTCGGAGACGCTGGTACCGGTGATGACCGCAGTGCCGGCGGCGATACCTGTGACCAGGCCGGTGGAACTGACGGTGGCCACATTCGGTGCCGAACTGGACCAGGTCACGTTCTGGGCTGCTCCAGACGGGGCGGCCGATGCACTCAGCTGGCGTGTAGCACCAACAGCAACCGACGCTGTGCCTGGCGTCATAGAAACGCTGGTGACCGGTACAAACGGTACGCGCGTGAGGGTCGGCGCCTGCCTTGCGACGGTGTAGTTCAGCGTCACCTCAATGATGGAGCGCTTGTCACCATTGGGCAGGTCGCCGTCGATCTCCAGTGCCGGGAAGTTGAACAGGTACGAGTTGCCCAAGCCGTCAGTGATCGGGAACGAGACCGAGATCGGCAGGCGGCTGAAGGTGTTCTTCCAGATCTGCCACGAAGCCTTCGACCAGGCCAGGGTGATGGTGCCAGTGATGGCCGCCTCGGTGGCGATGATCGCGCCCGGCCCCAGCTTGGTGGTGCCGATACAGCGCTGCGCCTGCAGAGTGTTGTCCAGGTTGACCGTGATGGCCGATACACAGGCTTCGCCTTCCAGGGAGCGGCCATCTACCAGCAGCGTGCCGATGTTGACGTTGGACATGAACGGCGTGCCGGTCGGCGGCTTGATTGTGCCGGCTGGCGCAGTCTCGCTGTCGGTGTAGTCCATGCCCATGAGCGTGAACGTGGCGGTGATCTTGCCGTCGCTTGGAACTTCGAGCTTGAACACCGAAACGTGCATGCCTTTGAATAGGCCATAGACGCCGATGTCGTTGAAGTTCTTCGCGATAGTGAAAGTGCGGCGAGTATCGCCCACGGTCAGCAGGTCATTGTTCCAGGTGCCGTAGAAGGCAGCCTCGAGCAGCTTGTCGAAGGTGCTGTAGGACAACTCGCCGACGATATCGCCCTGAATGTCGGCGCTGCTGACGACCGAGCCTTGGCTGATGCGGCCGGCGCCGATCTCGTCGCTGACCTGGGTGTTGACCTTGGGGCTCAGCGTGTTGCTGGTGAAGCGTAGCGTATCCCAGGACCCGGTCGCGGGGGTCACGCCCGGGGTTACTTCCGGGATGAGAAGCGTGGTTTGTCTGGCGCCGGAACTCATTGGAGTCTCCTTTCTGCGGATATAAAAAAACCCGCTCGTGGCGGGTAAACTGTGGATTTGTGGGTGAGAATTTCATAGCATTCCGCTCCCAATGGAATCAGGAGCAGAAGGTCAATGGACGATGCAACATGGAAACTTATTGTTGATATAGCTCAAACAATCGCCGCTTTCGCTGGTGCGGCATCAGCAATCTTTGCTGGATTAACTATCAGAAAATCCTCAAATGAGCGAAAGAACAGCCACCTCTTACACCATGCAAGAACAAGTCTTGAAAGATCATTCCAGGCGCTATGCGGCGACACACAGGCAAATTCTGCTCCTACTCACGACCGGACGGCCTGGCTTACGGCTGCTCGCTTGATTGAAGAGTACAAAGCAGCGAAATCGCGTATTAGCGATAAATTAACATTGCAAGAGTGTGAAAGTCACGAAGAGCATTGGCGTTATCAATTCTATGCTCGATTAAAAGCAATACAGAATGGCCCCCAAGGATATTTTTCTCCTCGCCCGCGCGGAGAGGAAATTCAAAAGATCTCCGCCATGGTAATTCATGCTTTTGCGACTTGGCCCGAAGGTAAACCAGACCCGCTAAATAACTACAAATCCGAAGACGACGCATATGAAAAACTTGGGATTCATTTGCTGTGGTTTAATCTTCGCCAGTATTGCAATCGGCTTTAACCAGCTCGAAACCGGACGTTGACGTTGATCTGGTAGAAGTCTTCGTAGTAGCCAACCACCTGTTGGCCGACCTCCATGCATTCGATGTGGCCGGCCTGCCAGGACTGGAAGTGGTCAGACAGGGCATCGGCCAGCTGGCTGATCGCGCTGAGACCCTCACCCTTCCGGACAAAGCACTGAATCACAGCCTGGCCAGGGCGCCGGTAGCTCGGCACGTCGGCCATGCCGCAGAAGAACGGCGTGGCGTACTGGATTTCGAAAGCACACCAGACCCCGCTCGCCGGCGGCGTGAATGAGCCTCCAGGCTGAGGGCTGTTCGCATACTCGACGCGCGCCTGATCGATGCCGGTGAAGGCCGCCATTCGCCCGGTGAGCGTCTTGCGCACGGTTTCGAATGGGACCGTCATGTGAACCTCTCGCTGACAGCGATGAATGAAATGCCGTAGGTGCCCTTTGGCGCCATGCGGCTGAATCCGGCAGACGTGACCTTGACGGTTGGGCCGCGGTAGCCGCCGAACTCCAGCACCTCGCCGTACTCGCTGTTGTTCTGCACGTAGATGACTTGGTATGGCTTGAGGCCCACCAGCTTTGCCTGGGCCAGACCCTTGGTGACCGTGCCCTGGACATCCAGGTTGGTATTGACGGTGTAGTCAGGGGCGCCGATGGACACGATGTGGTTGCCCATGTAGTTGCCGCTGTCGATCGCCGAGTTGTTGATCACTTCCGACACAAGGGCCATGGTGATGGATACCTGCAGCCTGACCAGGTCAGCTTCGATCTGGTCGATGAAGCGCGTGGGCGGGATCGACCAGCCTGCCATTACGTAGCCCTCAACTGGATCTGGTAGTGCACGCCCACGGGGTCTACCCCGGATGGCATGACCTCGTATTGCATGAGCTGACCGGTCACGAAGTCCGGACCGACAATTCGATGCCCTGGTTGCGGCTGATCGGTAACCTCGTTGGTCAGCACGATAAGTCGAACGTCTGTTGCCTTGATGCGAATGCCATCTACCTGCTCGGCCTTGAATTTCGTGAAGACCCCCCGACCGGTGTAGGTGATCTGCTGCGCCGTGGTCTGCTCCTCGACCGGGTCGTATACGCCGGGGCCGGTGTAGCTGCCGGTAAACGGCTTGACCGCCTCGGCAAATACCGTGTCGAACAGCTTGCCGAATGACGCCTGCATACTGGACTTGATGGCCATGTCACACCGCCTGTTCGATCTTGCGTAGGGTGTATTCAGCTACGCACCTGCAGCGCATCCGTTCGGAAAGCGGAGCGCCGAGCGATGGGTCGCACGGGAACATCATCTGGGCGCCGCTGATCGAGGTGAAAGGCTGATCGGCGGGCACCGTGGTGCCATGCAGCGCCGCGTGCGTGTGTCGCACAGTGCCGTCGCGCATCGACCGCCAGGTCTTCACGTAGGTGTACAGGCCATTGGTGCGTGCGGTGAGCTGCTTCCACCCCTCCTCCCGCGCCTTGTTGTACGCCTCGGCGATGTCGGTCTGGGCAAGGGCCTCGGCCTGCATGTCCAGAAGGCGTTTCGCGTATGCCGCGACTGCTCGCTCCCGGGTGTCTTTCGGCAGCGGCTTGCCCTTCTCGATAGCACCTTGGACGACGATGTCGAATCGCCTGTCGCGGCGCTCTCGCTTCAGGTAGTCGCGCAGCAGCTTAGGGTCGCTGCTGGCCAGCTGCTCTCGAGCGCGCTCAATGGCGTCGGCCGCCGAGCCGGTTAGCCCCAGCAGGCCGCCAGTACGCTTGCCCGTCTGCCTGCTCAGGCGCCCAGCGACGTTCAGGGCGATGGTGCGCGCGCTCTCGCCCCGCAGCCTGCCCTGAGTGATGGCTGTGCGTACGGCGTCCATCTGGTCGCGCTCGGCCTGCTCACGCAGCGCGCGGGCCTGGCCAGCGAGGAAGGATGTGACGCTGTCAGCGCCCATGTCGATCTCGCGACGCACGCCCGGGATCCGCACGGAGACCAGCTCACGGGCGGCAGCGGCGGCATAGGCAGCGCGCAGCCGCTCAATGAAAAGCGCGAACAGGCCCAGCGCCAGGATCTCTTGCAGCCTAGATTCATCGCCATTGTTGATGGCCTGCTCCAGCTCGCTGATGCTGACCGACCGCGCCACAGCGGCAACCTGGTCCAGATATGCCTGCTGTGCGCCTGGCTCGAGCTTCTGAATCTCGGCCTCTACCTCTGAGGCCTTCATACGACGAACACTGCGATACCGCAGGCCCTGGTGCTGCGTAGCAATGGCGCGACCAGTTCATCAACCACGGTCAGCACCGGGCGGGTTGGTACACCTCTCTCAGCCGTGGCCGCGGCCTGATACTCGATCTCCAGAACGTCCACCTTCTGCCGCTTGATGGCCTCGGAGGCGACGTAGTCCGGACTGAGGCTGCCGGGGGCGACGATCTCGCGCAGAGCAGCCTCATAGGTGGCCCGTTCGATCTCGGCTGGCAACTCGGTGGGCGGGATGGCCGCTCCTTCGTTGTCAGTGGCGCCGGTGCGCGGCCACTGTAGCTCCTGCGCCCGGCCACCGGTCTTGGCGCCGGAGAACATCGACTCCCACCGGCCGCAGCTGTTCTGCTGCTGGTACTTGCCGTCGATGTAGGCCGATGCCCGGATAAGTGCGGCCTGCTTCGCCTGCTCAGTGCCGGCCCAGGCCGAATTGGCGCGTGCGGCGTGGTAGGCGTCGGCAGCCGCGACGGTTCCGTAGAATTCTGGCATTGCCATCTCCTGCAGGGGTTGGTGATCAGTGCTTAGATGGCTTCGGCGGTGGAGCCTTTGGCGGCACCAGAGGCCTGATATTGGCCGGGGCTGGGGGATTCACATTCCAGTAGCGCTCATGGTCAGGGACCTTGCTCATACTGGGATGCCTCGAATGAGTGGGCGGCGAACCGCCCAGGGTTGTTACTAGTGCTTGGCCAGCTCGGCCTGCAGCTCTTCCAGGGTGACGTCGTCGCCGACCTGGATGCCCTTTTCCTTGAGCTTGGCGATGGCGTCGTCTTTGGCCTTCGCTTCGGCCTCGACCAGGCGATCCTGGAGGGTCTTCAGGCTGGAGTTCTTGCCAGCCTCAACGCCCAGCGCCTTGAGTTTGGCGAACAGCGCTTCCTTGTCGCTGTCGTCGGCCTTCGGCGGGGTGCCGGAGAGCTTCAGGAAGTCCAAGCGGGAAGCCTGCTTGTGGCCGTCCTCGGTCAGCTCAACCTCACGACTCTGGCCGGGTAGCAGGAACACCACGCCGGAAGCGGTGCGCACGCCCTGTGGCGCTTTCGAATTGTTGGTCACCTTCATGACGCTCTCCTATCAGGCCGCAGGGGCAGTGATTTCGTCGAGGTAGAAGAACGCGCCAGGCAGGCGGATCTCGGTGCCACCGGTGCGGGCGATGATGCCGGTCTCGAAGCCCATGATGGACTTCTGACGGGCAGCCAGGACGCGGCGCGGCATCGGCAGGTGGAAACGAACCACTTCCGGGTCCTTGCGGTAGGCGACCAGTCGACCGCCGCCATCGGCGGAAGCGTTGCGCGCCTCGCGCAGCGGCTGGATGTCCAGTGGCTGACCGGTCTCGGCGGTGTAGATGTTGTTCTTGCGGATGTACTCCAGAACGGTCATGAAGCCGTCGCCCTGGCCCATACGCCGGGTCGAGATGTAACGGAAGGCTTGCGGCGGCACGCGAACAGTGTCCGCCCACTCGACCTCTTCCGAGTTGTCGCGGATGCCGCCCAGGGCGAAGTTCACATCGTCCAGGATC